TGACTTCTCGGCCAATTGCTTCTCTAGACCACGGGCCAACGTTTTCTTCCATGACTTGATAACGCCCGAGAGCGCGCCCAAGTCTGGGATGCGTCGGACCAATGGCAGAGTAATCGCCGCTTCCCGCGCTTTCAATGCTTGCGATGGCATTACGGTATGCGGCTAGAGGATCGTTCACCGACGCGCCCCCTGATAAGCGCCATAAGCATTCGCCCCAAGGCTTAACCAGTCAAACAAACTTGGATTGTAGCTTTCTGTTTGCGTCTGCCCGTATGGCGTCTGCGCAAGCGTTCCAGTGTTAAGCGCGATGGCCTGATATGGCGCATTTTGGAACCCCGCGTATTGCTGGCGTCCCGCATCAATTATGGCCTGATTAATCGCCTGTTGCTGCGATCCGAAGGCGTTCTGCATCCCGATGGTGCCCTGCCCCATGCCAACCGCTCCCTGCGCCAAGCTGCCCATTTGGCCAGCCGCCGCAAGCTGCTGCTGCTGTTGCTGTTGCGCGGCCTGTAGCGCCGACTGGTAGCCCGCCTGCCGCTGTTGCGCGGCAATGTCGCCCGCCATACGGCCATATTCGCCAGCCATGACGCCTTGTGCCACGCCATGACGCGAGCCGCCAAATGCGCCCGCCGCCGTGGCCTGCGCCCCAAGATCATTCATCGACATGGCTTGCTGGCGCGCAATGTCCTGTTGCGTTCGGTTGATAACGTTTTGCGTGTAGGGAGTTTGAAATGCCGCAATATTCGGAGCGCCAGCCGAACCAGCCGTTCCTTGAAATGCTTGCGTCATTCCTGTTGCAGCCTGATTAAAAATGTTCTGTCCCTGTCGGAACGATCCCCGGTTCATGATGTTGTTAAGAATACCCGGCGCCAATCGCATTATTTCATCCCCGATTTTGTTTTGCCTTTCGGCTTTGGCATTTTGCCAGTTTGCGGGTTTACAAACATATTCATGAGCGCGCTATATTGCCCTGGCCGGTTTTGCTGCAATTCGCGCAACGCCTGATCAAAGATACTGCCCGAACTGTAACCTTGCACACCGCCTGCAAACGTCTGAGGCGGCGGCATCCCCTGCATGGGCGACATGCCGCCGCCGGGCAACCCAAACGCACTTGCGGCGGAGCCAATGCCCCGACCCGCCGCAAGCTGCATCGGGGTCATGGCCGCAACCTCTGGTCCATAATACGGCACATAACCAAGCCGCCCGATCTGTTGCGCCTGCTGAATATTTGCCGCTCCGGCGCGCTCGATGTTTTTCGGCAATTGAACCGAAGTTGTCTGTTTTCCGCCTTTGCTCATTCAATACGCCTTTCAAGAAAAGTCAGCGTGGATTTGAAACCATGAGAAGCCAAAACCCGCCCCCATCCTTTGCGCCCCGCCAATGTTACAGATGTGCAGCCCTGACTAATCGCCCATTTTTCCGCATCGCTTAAACCGCCAATAATTGCGTTTAATTCTCCACCCGCAAGAAAAACATGAAACACCTTTTTTTGCGGATATATCACAATTTCAGTTACTGCACACCCCCTATCATGCGGCCAAAGCTGCATTTGACCAGATTCGACCGCAACCCGTATATCTTCAAGATTGTGCGTGCCATCGGCATATTCCAAAGCAGACGCAATCCAGTCTTTGCAATGCTCCCAATAATTCAAGCGCTGATCCTTGTAATTGACAGCGAAGCCGAAGGCACCGCAGGCGAAAACGCTGTTGCGGCAGAGGCGCTCAAGCTTCCGCTTGTGCTGCTTGTGGCCCACATCGCTTGAAGGTAATCATTCGCGTTAATCCGAAACACCGCGCTTTTCGTCACCGGCTTTGTTGCAGTGTTATTGTGCAGGCTCGCTTGCGTCGATCCCAATGGCGCATCAGTTCCATTGATCCGTGGCCAAAAATAAAAATTAACCTGACTGCTACTGGTGGAGTAAATCTGCGCCGTAAAACTAAGGTAATAAAGACCGCCCTCTTCAAAGATGATCCGGCTTTCATTCGGAGACGTGCCGCGCGTGATGCCACTCGCGTCGCCAGCGCCAGGCGCATCAAACGTTATCGCATATGCCGTATCCGCCGCCGCCGCCGTAATGCTGGCATCTTGCGTCAAAAACGCGAAACCATCGGCAAGAACGATCTGCCGCCACTCGCCCGAGCGCGATACAACCGGATACTGATTTGTTGCGTCCCAGAGAATAATCCCGTCCTGAGACGGAATTGCCGCCTGATCTTTGAAGCTGAGACTGTCCCAAGACTTCGCCAGAAACCGGCGCAAATCCTCGCCCCATGTCTTGAGGTCATTTCCGATAGGCGGGACGCCGATCCTCATCGCCTGCCACCAGCGCGAACGTCAAGCCGTGGCTGTCCCCACCGCCACGCCGTGTTAGGCTCGCCTACAACTCGCATGGCAACCTGCCGCCCCGTAAACCGGACATCCGTAGGCGCTTCAAGGCTGTAAGGCCCGTGGGTCGTTTCGTCGCCGTTCGGATAGAATCTTGTCTTGAATGTGGCGGAAACCTGACCCCTTGTCTTTTCGTCCGGAACAAGCATTGTTGCCGCCATTACAGTTTCGCCCATTTCAAAAGGCCCGCTTTGAGCATATGCAAGATAACCGTTCAGGTTTGTTCCGCTTTCGTGATTATACGCCTTGCCATTTGAGGAAAACCAAATCGGGTTATTAAACGCCCCGCGATCAATTCCCGATGTGCGGTCGATCTCCCCAATCGACCAGTGGTTTTCAGCGTAATTGAACGAAACATAGCGATTGCATTCCGTGCTTTCTCTCGATGGATAAAACCACCATACTTCATTAAACTCGGCATTCGCAACCGCGTGAACCTTACTTTTCTGCGCATTGTTCGTGTCGTTAAAAACAAAATCCGATACTTCGCACGGAACCTCCTGCACCTGCCCCCCTGAAAACAGATAAAACCCTCTGGCGCCCATCCAGAAAACGCCCATGTCAACGCCCGCCGCGCACCTCCTCGAAACAGCGCCACAAGCCGTGCCGACACGCTCAAAACCGTAAACAAACTGACCGCCGGTATAGGTTGCCGTATGTGCGTCAAGATTTGTCAGGATCAACGCCTGTCCCCTGGCCTTGATCCCGAGCATGATCCGGCCACCAGTCTGCAACTCGATATCGCCCGCCTGATTTGTCGCCGATGGTGCCCATACCGTGTTATTCTCACGGTCAGACCATTGCACCTTTCTTGGATTGCTCCCCGCCCCGAGGGCAAACAAAAACCGCTCTTCGGTCACAATGATAGCATCATTTGAAACGGGCGCATTGGCGATCAACCGAGCCGCAGGAACCTTCGTCGCGGAAACGTTGTCAACCGTAAACGCGGACGCAACCGCCGCCGCAGGCTCGAATTTCAGCGCTACACTTGTCGCATTAGCACGAAACCGAACCGTATAAGTCCCGCTGGCAAACGTCTGGTTGAACAATTCGCCCGTGCCGGTAACGACCGCCCGAGCCTCGCCCGCAGAGGCATTGGCCAAGGTGAAAACCAATTCATAGGTGTCGCCGTTGACCACAGTCAAAACCTGCGACAATGCCGCTATGGTTGATCCGCTGAACGATCCTACGCCGCCTGAAATGGTCCAGCCCGTGCCCTTGGTCCAGTTTGCATCAACAGCAAACGTGCCATTTGTCACAACGTCAGAGCCCGTCACGGTATCAAGGTTCCATTCCCAAATCCTGCCATCTTCAACGCTGCACGCAACAAGGTTTTCACCCCATGTATCAAGAGCCCACGTTGTTGCCTCTGCCTGCGTCCCTGTATCGGGTCTTGGAGTTCCGTAAAATCCAATCCCATAAAACCCGCCGCCATACCCGAGGTTGGCTTGCTCGCTGGCATACCCTTCGGCAAGTCCTCCAGGAGTAATATCTCTTAAAGTTCCGGAAACTGAAACAGAATAAAGCCGGTCATATGTGCCAGCCGCAATCCATCTGTCTCGGTTATTATCAAACCACGCAATTGATCCTCTGACCGGCTTGTTCGTCGCAATCGTATAACGCTCCGCCCATCCGCCAATTGGCCCCATTGCGCCATCAGCCCACCGGACAAGACTGGCATCATGCCACCTGCCCGTCGATTGATATTCCGTGCCGATCCGCATGACACCCGGCGGAATCGCAAGAGAAGCCAAAGGCATCAGAACCACCGACCGATTGCGATAAGTGTGAAACTTAAAGAAGTCGAGCTATCTGTGAAAGAATGCGCCCATAAAATAGGAGTTGCACTTGTAGTTCCTGTTCCGTTTGCAGTAGCCCAAGCATTTGCTGATGTCAAAATGGGGTTTACATAAAACGGAACTTCGGAAAATACCGCAGGCCAGCTGTCTCCGGAACTGGCAAAATTCCACCTGTAGCCGTTATTTATGGCGCTCCACGGATTTCCAGTTGATGAAACAGTCAACCGGGGGCGAATGCAAAGCTGCCACCCATTAGCAAACCTTATATAATTTCCGTTTGAATTGCTGCCACTTTCCATGATTGGCCCGGTAGGCACCCCAAGATATTGCGTCACCGTTCCAAGGATATTATCTCTTGAGTAAACCTGCGACCCATCACGAAGAAGATTTGATCCGTTTACGCCAGACGAATTTACCGTAAGTCGCGTTGCGCCGCCAGTTTCAACGGTTACTGTATTGGCCCCGGAAAACCTAATAGATGTATCTGTATCTCCAATGTGAACGATTTTATCGGCAATAAAAAAATCGCCGAGCATGGATAAGGGCAAGGTTCCATCGAGAAGATCATCAATCTTGTCAAAATTCTCGTTAACTTTTGTTCCCCAAGTGTCCTCAGATGCGCCGATTTCTGGCTTCACAAGGCTATAAGTCGTTGTGGTCGTATCTGCCATCTTTCAACTCCACGTTTCAGACGTATCAGTCTGCAAAGTCCAAAATTCGCTTGTGTCGGTCTGTAATGTCCAGAACTCGTTAGTGTCCGGTTCAATTTCCCACTTCAATCTGCCCGTCACCATAACGCCGATTGTGATGAA